CCGTCGTATGTTACATTATCAAATTTAGTTCCGGTACCCATTACCCAACTAGAAGATACTGCGTTTGCATATATTGTATACTCTACTGGTATTTCTTCGGAATTTGCGGCCTTTAAATTTAAAAATACTTTATAACTACCAGTTCCTACATTACTTGCTATCGATTGAGAAACGTCTGTTATTGGAAATTTAATTAAAGTTCTAGCTATATCCATAGTAGAACCATAATAGAGTTTACCTACTTCCAATATCTCATCTCTACCTGTGTTTTGGTCAGGTTGTTGAAGATATATACTTGCATCGTATGATGATGTGAATAATTTATGCATTATAAGGCCCTCCCTTTAATATCTTTGTTAGGAAATTTGACTTCAAAAACACAAGGGTCTAAAGAAGGATATACAATCTTTCCCTTTATTGCTTCATCTATATTATATTTGTTTGGAGAATAGTTACCATCCCCCGCACATAAGTTTTTAATTTTAACCGATGGAACACTCATAACACCTTCTACATTAGCAAGTATTAATTCAATTTCAGAAATATTAATTGGTTTATTAAATGTCCAATTATCTATATTGAAATGTTCTTGTATAAATGTTAAACAATTTGCTAAAACTTCTCTTTTATTGAAATTTGAATAACATATGATTTCAAAATCAACTCCAATGTTTACAATAAATCCATCAATCATATTAACAGCGTCAGTCAACATTCTATATTCACCTAAATAAGTTTTAAGATTTTGTTTAACTGCTTGATTTAATTGTGTAAGATTTTTATTATCATTATATCCTAAAACATACATATTAATTGCAAATGGGTTGTTTACTTCCGAAATTGCCGTTCTTTTGTTTGAAAGATATTTAACCAACTCCTTTTGTATTTCGGATTTTTTCATTCCTTTCATAGAATCTACTAAATTTGTAAATTCTTCAATATTATTAGGACTGGCTAAAATTGATGCAGGACTATTATTATCCAATTCACCATCCGGGCTAACATATACTTTTGCAACACTACCATATCTAGTAGACATACTCAAAGCTCTTACTATATAATCTTGTCGTGTTACTGCTCTGTTTTGTGAACCAAATGTTGCCAATGCATTTTGTCTAATTTCTTCTATTGATTCACCACCTCTGCCACCGACTGCTGGCTCTACATTTTCAACTGCTATTGTTGTTTTAGCTTGATTATATACTCTTAAATTATCATCACTTAATGATAATAAATCTTCTTCGAATTGTATATTAATGATACTAACTAAATCTCCTGTATTTACATTGGCTTCAATTCCACCACCTACTAAATATTTTACTTTTAATGTTGTATTTGTAGGAGCGATACCAAATGTATTTGTTTTTAAGAAATTAGAAGGGTCAATTCCTTGATTCAATCTGTTAACTGAGTTTGCTAATCCTAATCCTACATTTTTTGTATTAGGTAATATTTGTTCATCATTCATTGATGTATCTCCACTTCCAAATTGTAAATCCATAGTGTTATTTGAATTAACCTTAACACTAAATCTTCTAGGTACTTTTTGTACTTCTAAAATATATGGAACTATGGATGATACGGAATTTAAATCAGAATTTGTATTACTTGAAATATTGGCCTGTTCTACAAATACACTTTCCTGTGCCAAATAAGGTACTTCATAGTATTTGTTATTATTAGAATCGGTAACGGAAACTATTTGTATTATATCACTATCTGATAAAGAAACCGATGGATAATCAACATCATTTCCCATTATAAAGGACGTTTCTATTTGAGTAGCAGATATTGCTTTTACTAATTTACTAATAAGATATTGTGTTGGTGCACCGGTTGAATCTCTTTCATACACATCAATTTCTCTATCAATTGGATTTTCAAAATCAACCGAATCAGTTGTTCTAAATATTACGTTAGAATTTGATGTTGATTTTATTTCCATTCCATCTTTAATTTTTAAATAAAATCTAGAATCTGGTTCTAAATTTCCACCATTGTTTTTTGAAGGTAATATTTGATAAACCTTTATTGTTGTAGCAGCAGGTGCAGATAACTTTGGTTTATATCCCATAGATTGTGCAATTGATACTACATTTTTTCTTTCGCTAGCATTAGCTAACATTGATTCTTTTAATTGAGTATCCTGATAAAACGAAAGAACGTCACCCACATATGAAGCCATATCAATGAATATGTTTCCAGGGGATGCATCCGAAAAATCCGAATAATTATCCGGAAAATATGTTTTAGCAAAATTAACTAAGTTTTCTTTAAATGTGGTAAAATCTTTACCAACATAATTTATTTCTTTGTTATTATTGCCCCAATTCTTATTTAAAGATTTAATTGCCATTTTATATTATTCTTTTATTGATACTTCTACGTTATCGGTTATATCTGGATTTGATTTTAATGAAAAAACTATATTAAAATTAATGGTATGGTTATCTATGTCATTTTCAGTAAAATCAAAAATAATTTCATCTATATTAACTTCTGGAATCCAATAATTAACGGCTTGTTCAATTGCAGTTTCAATTTTATTTTCTATTTGGCCTTCAACTATTGGTTCAAATAGAACTCTATGAATATCACATCCAAATAAGGGGTTCATTATTCTTTCCCCTTTTCTTGTTAATATTAAATTTTTAATATTCTCTGCATATTGTTTTCTTGTGGAATAATTTTTTTGAAATAATCCATCCGTATCTGAATTAGAAAATCCAATACTTAAACCTTTATATTGATTTTGTATTAAATCCTTTACGGATATTTTTCCTAATTCTATTGCCATTATTAAAATCTTTTAACTAATTCTCTATAATCTCTCGTTAATGCTTTTATCGTAGCATCTTGTAATCCATCACCTGTTGATTCAAAGTTTGGAACATTAGATGGTACATTTACTTCTCTAAAATCCATAGTTTCCCACTCACTTTCATCAACTCTTAATTCGGGCTTAATCATATCCAACACACTTCCAACCGCTTGTGCACCTTCTTTACGTTGTTCGGATGAAAATGGTTGAGTCATATTAAGAATCTCATTAATCATTGGGTCTTTTGAAAATTCTTTTTGTGGTCTTTGTGTTTGTTGAACGGGTTGTTGTCTTTTAACCGGTGTAGGAGTAACTTCTGTCATCTCTCTTAATGATGGAGTAGATGGTTTCTTTTGTGAGTTTAATGTAACTGCACCAGATTTTATAAGTTTAACAAGTTCTTCTTTTACTTGTAACTTAACTTCATTTTTAACAACTTCTTTAATTAAAGTTAATAAAATTTCTGATTTCATAATAATTGTTTTGTATATGTTTAGTAATAAATATTGTATTTAAATTTTATTTAGTTACCTACTCCAATTATACCAGGTTGCGTGAGTGGTGTTCCGCCCGGTGTCGTTGTTGGTGCTGAATCATTTCCATATGGTGTTGGTGCAGAATCTGCAAAAGTAGATACTATCCCGGCCACAACTGGAGCTGCAACCTTGGCAGCGACTTGTCCAGCAAGGTCTACACCCTGAACAACTGCATAGTTAGCTGCCATTGGTAATAATTCTTCTATAATTTCTTTAGGAGAAAGTTTCCAAGGTAAATCCGATAATGGGTTCAATGGTGGTATTGCAAATGGTTTTGTAAAATATCCAACCCAGGGTGTTACCCAAAATGGAATTGGTATACCTGTTACCGATGTTTTATGGCGTGTAAAATGTAATCCAGCTACGGATAGTAAATGAAAATTTGCATTTATAATAAAATTTGTAAGCCAACTATCTACGTTTCCAATTGGGAACAAAGGTTGTGTTGGAAAAATTCCTGGAGCAACACAAAAACTTATAAATGTAGAGTCCCCGTAAGTAGATAGTGCGGGGGGAAATACAAAAATTGGTGCTTTTGATTTATCCATTTGCCTACCTAACCACCACAATTGTATACCTGCTCCTACTTTTTGTAACAAATCTCCATTAGGACTAAATTTATTTGCTTCGATTGTTGTTGCTAAATATGCAGCAATTGCTTCGTTTAATCCATAATTTATTAAAGCGGCAACATTATCACCTTTTACGGAAAACTTTTTTTTAGGGCCCCCCTTCGGTTTTCTAAATTGAAAATAAGAACTAGAAAATCCACCTGCGGCCACATTTAATAATCCAGGAAACATAACATTTCCACTAACTATAACTTGTTCATATTGTTCTAAAAATTCTCTAACCCACTCTTCGGTCTCTAACCAATTTAAAACGTGTTCCGAACCTGATAATCTTTTAGCACCTTCATTATCTTTTGATTCGTTTGAAATATTTTCTGCAACTTTATTTTTAACCTCTCCCTTTAAAGAGTTTTTACCAGCTTTTATTATATCTTTAAAATTTACTGCAACTGTATGACTATTTCTATCATATTCTATTGTTTTTTTGTTTTTTACAAATTTTTCATATTTTTTATAATATTTTCCAATTTGGCCCAACATATCATCATCTTGTAGAAACCCTCTCATTTTTAAATAAAAACCGGCCCAAGAACCACCCGCTTCAAATCCCTTTTTTCTAGCTGCTGCAGCATTTGCTCGTTGTGCACCCAATGTAGAACTTCTTTCTGTTTTTATTTTTTCTTTGGCTTTTGTATCTTTTCTATCAGCAAGTTGAGCTCGTCTGGTTGCTGCTCTTGATTCAGATTGTGTTCTTTTTGACATAATCTAAAATTAATTTTTACTTAAAAAATTTCTAGCTGATAATATTACTTCTACTTTATCTTTAAGTGAGTTGAATCCTGCTGCATTTGCTGGCCCAATTGCCGATGGCCCTGCAGGTGTGTAAAATACTTGATTTGTAATTAAATCTATTAATGTTTTTAATACATCCACTAATTCCCCACCCAATACCATTTGTTGAACAGCTGCTCCTGCATCTCCTTCACCACTATCACTTCCCAAATATACATTGCCACCTGAATCTGAGTTCAAAAATATTTTGGTGTTAGTATGTAATGTTATATCACCATCAGAATGTTCATATATTGATGATGCCGCATCTACACTAAATACACCATCGGTAATTACACCAGTATTACCTTTACCAAATATAATAAATTCTTTTGCTTTTGCTGAAAGAACTATTCTATCCGAATTTATAAATAATTGGTCTCCTTTTAAATCTCCGGAAGAAGGATATGAACCAAATCCTACTTTACTTTTTTTAATTGTTTCTTTAAATGGTATTTTGGTTTTGTTAGAAGATATGTAAATAGAAGTTCCATCTTTATTGATATCTTCATCTATTAATTCTCCTAATTTTTTACTATCTAATGCTGGATTTTGTTTATTACGAATGAATATACCAGGTGAAGAAGTTTTTCCATCTTCGGTTAAAAAGAATTCACTAAAACGAATTGTATTCCCAACTCTACCGGTTATAAGTGTATCTCCTTCTCTTGGTTTTAAGAATTTAATTTTTTCGTTTACTTTATATTCTTTATCTTTTTTAGTTTTATCATCATCGGCTTTTTTAGTCATTCCGGTTTGTTGGACACGTTTGTAATCTTCACCATTTGAGCTAGATTTTCCGCCAGAATCTACATATTGTACTTGAGTGGCCCCGATTGTTGTTTTATAATCTTCTCTATAATTTGGATATTGTGTATTTGAAAATGGCAACCAAAAATGTTGCATACCAATATTCATTATCAACACCGTCTCTCCTACAATTGGAAATGTTATATTATTTTTATCAAAAGGAAGTGCATAATCTATCAACTCTATCGAATCTTCTTTTTGAAACTTAACTGCTCCTAAAAAGCGTATATCTGGGTCTTTATCTTTGTATTTATTATTAATATTATAATTAACACTAACACTAATGTTATATAGTAATGAATCTCCCTTTATTTCTTCGGTTGATTTATATACTTTTGTTACTTTCGCCAAATAAACTTCTAAATTATTTTGGTTTTGTCCAGTAAATTCGGAATTATCTGATATGTTATACATTTAGATTTTGTTTTTTATTTCTTCAATTTCTATTTCTAAATCTGTCAACTTTTCTTTATTTTTTTCTTCTACTGCATTTATGGTATCTTCCATTTCATTAAGTAGTTGTGCTTTTTCGGTTTCAGTTAACCAACCATCTTCACCGATGCCTTTGGCTTCTGCGGCTGCAAGTCTTTGTGCAATAGTTGCAAGTTTAATTAAGTGGTCATCGTTTTTAACCGATACCTCAATTAAGTCTTTAATGATTGGGGCTATGACTGTAGCTTCACCAACATTACGAATTAATTTACGAAGAGATTCAATCAATTCGGAAATATTTTTCTTTTTGTTTTGTTGATTTTCGTATATATCTTTAAATAATGATGATAAGTTCTTACCATCAAATAATTGAAATTCGCTTGCCATTATAATATGTTGTTTCTTACTATATAATTATAAAGTTCTTCACTTATTAGATTATATCCTTTTTTATTTGGGTGTTTTGATGGTATTACATCAAAAGAGTCTGGGAATTCCCAAGCAGTTTCATCGGAAACTTTTACTATATAATCTCTAATAGTTTGTTTTTCAAATCCCCAATAATTTTTTTTATTTATTAAATGTGTAACATCATCGTTTTTAGATAAATCTTGTACCATCATATCAAACGCGTCACAAAATACATATTTTACACCATAACTCTCTAACATTTTTTGTAAGAAAATAATATAATTTTGGTTTATAATATTATAGTAATTTTGGTTAAACATATTTTCTAAAAAGAATCGTTTGTAGTCTTCTAAAAATCCATTGTATTTATCATCTCCAAATTTATATGATTCATAAAATTTATGTGGTAATAAAGTAAGTTCTTTTATTGACCAACTTATCCACTCTCCTTTCGGTAAAAAATGAACATGGTCTCTCAAAGAGGAGCTCCACATAATTACTACTAAATCACCTTCATGTATTTTTCCGTTTCTTAAATCGTTAATAACTTCATTAAAAATTAAATTATTTGCTTTACCACTCCAACCATTGTTTTCGTGACTACAATTTAATTTTTCTGCTAATCGAATTGGCCATGAATGTTGATTTCTAAAATCTTTAAGAATAATTCTATCTTTCAATTTTTGTTCTTCTTCTATAATAGCACCCTGGCCCTCAGTCCAACTATCTCCGTATGCGTATAATTTCATTACTTACTTATTAAAAATTTACCCATTACTAAATAATCCATATCACAATTATGAAATGTCCAAATTGCTTTTTGTGGGTCGTTTGTCATTGTGTGGTCTTTTAAATTAAATGATGTATTCAATAGAATAGGTGTTCCTGTTAGTTTTTCGAACTCTTTAAGTAAGTCATAGTAAAGTGGATTATCTTCTCTTTTAAGTGTCTGTATCCTTGCAGAATTGTCAACATGTGTTACTGACGGAATGTTTACATCCTTTTTAACTTTGACAACCTGATTCATATAAGGAACATCTTCTTCTGATAGAAAATACTTTTGATAATCTTCAATTGTAACCGATGGAGCAAATGGCCTAAACATTTCTCTCTTTTTGACAACCTTATTAATTCTATCTCTAATGTCGGACAAATGTGGATTTCCTAATATAGAACGATTGCCCAATGCTCTTGCACCAAATTCAGTTCTACCTTGAAACCAACCTACTATATTACCTTCATTGATTAATTTTGCAACTTCTTTACACAATACTTCCGGTGTTTCATACATTACAATACCATTACCTTGAATTCTTTTTTGTAATATAATTTTAAGTAATTCAGGATTACTCCACTCCTCACCTAAATATGGAGATGTATTATCACCACCTTTTACTTTTGGATTACCGAATGTTTGATGATAATGATACAAACACGCACCAATTGCAGAACCACTATCTGATGGTGCGAATGGTATAAATACATTTTTAATTGCTGAAAATTGTTTTATCTTACCATTGGCAGTTCCGTTATAAGCGCATCCACCACCTAATACTAAATTCTCACATTCCCAGCTATTTGTAATTCTATTAATAATAAAATATAGTGCACTTTCATACCACCCTTGTAGTGAGGCAGCTAAATCTTTATGATGTTGTTCTATTGGTTCATCTTTGAAACGTGGAGGAAATCCAATTAAATCAATCAATTTATTATTAAACATATCGTTATCGGATGTATGCCATGTAAAATAAGACATATCCATCTTTACAATATCGGTTTCACCACCAGTAGTAACAACTTTATCAAATATATTATTATATTTTTGATTATCGCCATAAGGTGCAAGGCCCATTACTTTATACTCACCTTCGTTTGGTTTAAATCCTAAATAAGCAGTAAATGCTGAGTATATTAATCCTAATGAATGTGGAAAGTGTAGGGTTTGTATTTTGTGAAATCCCTTCTCATCACACATCGCTGAATATATAGTATGCGACTCACCAACTCCGTCAATTGACAAACCTATTGCTTTATCAAATGGTGATGTGTAGTAAGATAGTGCTAAATGTGAATGGTGGTGTAGTGAATATAAAATTTCTCCATCATATCCAATTGACTTTAATATTCCTTTTAAATTGCCTTCCGATTGATTCCATCTTTTTAAGAATTGTCTCCATTTCATTGGATATCTTAAACCACCCCACTTACCAATTGTTTCTCTAACTCTTTCGAATTTGTCGTTTGGATTTTCATACCAACAAACCATATCAATTTCATCAATTGTTATTTTTGCATATTCTAAACACCATTGGATTGCTTTAAACGGAAAAGAACTATCATGTTTTTCACCGGATAGTTTTTCTTCTTCAATTGCACATATTACTTTGCCATCTATAACCAATGCTGCTGCCGAATCATGGTAAAATGCTGATAAACCTAATTGTATCATATTTAAATTTTTATATCACCTTCTCTATCAAATTCACTATAAAGTGCCATTTGTTTTTCTTTCATTTTATTGACAACTTTTGTAATATAATGAGTAGGATGTCCTGTCATTTCTCTAATAAGTAGGTATAATGATTTTTTGTTAAAATTTTCTATATAATTTGCTCTTCTAAATAATTCTAATACGGAATCTGCAATTTGCATATCTCTTTTCTTTGGGAAATGGTTTTCTAAATGTTTATCCCAATATTCTAACATTCTAACATTAAATGTTCTATGTTCATCGTTTCTTTCCTCTTCTCTAAAATTATTTTCAGTATCAAACGATTCTGGTAATCCTGACATTACATCGGTATCTTTATATCTTTTATAATTTGCATTATTATTTAAAATAAGATAATTTCTTGCAACAATTGTAAAATAACTAAATGCTTTACCTTTGCCGGCCTTATACATATGAATTTTCTCAATCATAAATGCAACAACTTCCGACATTACATCTTTGGGGTCGTCATCAAAATAAGTAAACTTCCATTTATTATAAACTATCTCCGCAAGTTTGTCAAATGCAGATGCAATTCTTTCTCTATACAATTTATCTTTAATATATTGGTCATCCGTTAGATTATACTCAATGATTGCATCTTCGGTGTCCTTTGGAAAATATTGTCTATTAGGGCCTCTTTTTTTTCTAATTGGCATCTTTTTGTTGTTTGAATTTTTCTATTGTTTCTTTGATTTGATAAAATATAGAACCAACTTCATCATCCTTCTCAAACATTGCACGACTATCAATTAGTCTTAATGCTTCCAGTAATGCTTCATTTCTTTCAATTTCCGTTTGTATAAATTTTTGTGTTTCTTCGTATGCGTCTTCATATTTTTCTAATTTTTGAAGAAGATTATAAACTACATATAGTAATGCAATTATAAGTAATGTAAGTATTGTGTATATCATATTAAACTATTTCGTATCCTTGTAAAAAATATTTATTTGCATTTTTAAATTTAACTTCAATCATTTCTCCTTCTTTTGATTTCATTACAATTTTATCATTTCTACCATAAGTTTGTCTTTTAACTACTTGTGTATTATAAACTCTATCTTTAATTGTAAATCCGTCTAAATGGTCTATTTCATGTTGAACAATGACCGTCATCATTGTTTCTTTGGAAACTTGTTCATTTGCTTTATCACCATCCGGATTGATTTCAAAAGTCAACTCACCCAAATTATCCGTATCAATTACAACTTTACAAGCTCTAATTGTTCTAACAGGAGATTTTAATGAAGTGGGGATTGATAAACATCCTTCATAAAAAAGAAATCCTTCTTTTGATTTTTCTTTTATAACCGGATTTAGTAAGAATAATTCTTCATCTCCGAACTGAATATAACATGCTCTTTTTTTAATACCAATTTGAGTTGCAGAAATTCCTAATCCTGGGTTTTCTATTAAAGCTTCACTTAATTTCATTCTTAACTCATCTGCCTCATTCTGTGTTATTTCTGATTTTAGAACAGGCGTTTTTAGATACTCCCTAAACTCTTTTGTTGTTAGTCCATTAGAACCTTTGTCAACTATTAATTTCATATTTTATTTTTTTAATCCGTATTTAATCCATTTATACCAAACTCTTTCGTGAATGTAGTATTGTATAGGTTTATAAATCAATTCTGCTACTCCAAACGCTGCACCCACCTTAATTGAACCACTTATCAACCACATTAATAAGAATCCAATTAGGGTACTTAAAATACGATATGAGATGGTTTTAGCAATGTGTCTCTTACGTTCTACTACCATCTTTTTTGATTTTTCCTTTTCTTATTTTGGTTCCTGATATTAATTCAATATCCGTAGGTGGTTCGTGATAGATTACATCATAACCCACACCTCTACCATAATTTACACTCTCAATATCTGGAATAATTGATAATAATATCTTATTCCAATTGTTTTGGAAAAATGGTTCATTACGAAGTTCAAACATAACTTCTTGAGCAGTTTTTGGATTGTTCTCATCCTGATGAACGTCTCTAATTGCTATCCAACAATTATTTCCTTTTTCTAATTGTTGATTTATTAACCACTCATGACCTTTATGCCACGTTTGCCACCTTCCAATAAATAATGCGTATTTTTTCATATTTGTAATATACGAAAATTATTCTAAATTACCAAATAATTAATAAGTTTTGGTATTTTCTTCTTCATTTTTAATTTTTACCAACTCTCTAACAGTTCCACCTTTTGATTTTAACCAATAATCAACCGCTTTTGTATTATTTATCCATAAATTTCTTTTTGCCCATGGATAATCTGGATGCATCCACTCTTCCCACTTTAAATTCCCAGTATCAGGTGTATCATCAACCACAACATCATTAAACTCAATAGGTTCAATTTCTTTCGTTTCGTTAATCTCATTTTTTTCAGTTTCGTTAAGAATATTTTCCACTATAACTTCATTTCCATCTTTTTTTGTAGAATATTTTCCACTATCTCCGTAAACTTCGTAATTTTTGTAGTTTTCTTCCATTAAATCATCCAAATTATCATATAAACCCAATTTTTCATCATTTTTCATTATTTCACCCAAAAGTCGTCTTTGTTTACGTTTTTTATCACCAATCATTCCGTTAAATGCGATAATTAAAGCTACTGCTAATGGGTCAAATACGATTACAATCAAAAATATGAAGAATTTTACAACATTTTTTAATTCTACACCAAATGCTTCTGCTACAAATCTAAAACCACCCACCTCTTTCTCCAAATCTATGTTAGAAGTCTTAATTTCGTTAATTTTTTCGTTCTCTTTAGCGTTTTGGTCTTGTAAATCACTAATTTTTTTGTTAATTTTAGCAATTTCTTTGTCTCTATTGTCTATTGAACGTAAAAGACGAGAATTTACTTTACTACCATCAATGATTTTACCTTGATTTTTGTTAAACTCACTAATTTGTGTTGATAGTTGCGTAATTTGGATAGTATTTTGGTCAATTTTGGTAGTGTGCACCATAATTTCTCTATCTACCTGTTGTAGTTTGAGTGATTGTGCCTGAAAGGCGTTGGATAGGTAACCAAAGATACCAGCTGATGTAATTAACATCAGTAGTGCAACTGCGGATACCAAATACCATTTATTAAATCCCTGAATCTCATCCCATTTTTGTTTGAGGTATGTAGCAGCAACTAATTTTGCAAACTCCAATGAACCGGCCATTACCATTACTGCGGTTGAGGCACCACTAAATAATACACCCAATCCAGTTACGGAGAAAAATGCTGCACATCCGGCTATAATTAGTGCAGAAAATCCGACTAAATATTTAAGCCAATTCATTTAACGATTGATTCTAGTTAATTCGGAAATACGTTCTACTATTTTTCTAGCGTCTTCCAATGTTGTATGGCCTTCCGATGGTGACATTTGCTGTGCACCTGTAATTCCGTTTTGTAAAATCCTTAACTTTCCGTCTAAAGCTTCTAACAATCCTTGTATTTTTTCGTTGTATATCATAGTAATAAGTATTTATTTGTATAAAAAAAGGTAGAAGTGACTAAACTCCTACCTTTATAATATACGAAAAATAACTGAATTAACCAACTTTTAAGGTTAATTTTTTTGGTTTGGACTCTTCTTTTCTTTCAAGAGTAATTAAGAGAATACCATTTTTAATCTCAGCTTTTGCGTTTCTACCATCAAAGTTTTTACCTACTTGGATTCTTTCTTCAATGTCCGAAACTAATTGGTTAAAAGGATGTTCTATATCCTCTTTTGTCTTTTTAGCTTTAATTTCAATTTTGTCCTCAAAACAATTAATTTCAATATCGTTTGGGTTGTGCCCTAATACCGATAAAGCAATTGTTGCAGATTCATCTTTAATATCTACTGCAAATTTGTTTGGAACATAGGTTGTTGTTTTTCTAGCCGATGTCCAGTTTTGGTATGCATCCTCTGCAAACCAATTGTTTAATAATCTGTCAAATTCATTAATCATCATAATATAAATGTTTTTTGTTAATAATATTCTATATAGTCCAAATACTATACCATCCCTTATTTTGTTACAAAGTTATGACAAAACTACCTTAACTTTATTACAAATCGGAAATTGTGTCATTAAAGTAAGTTATCTTGTCTTTCAATGATTGTCGACATATGGTCGGCCCAATGCATAATAAATTGTAACTTATAAACTAATTGTTTCTTTAAGTCGTGACCTGCTAAATACTTTTGATTATCTTCATCATACATACCATCAGTAAGTTTGATTGCAAAATACTCTTTCTCATTATACTGAATACCATAGTGGTTCAGGGTAAAAAAAGTTCTATCAGTTAAGGTCATATATGGAATATTCTCATTACGAATAAATAAAGTTCCGTATTTCTTTTGAGACCATTCTTCCTGATTTGGTAAATAATGTAGTTCACCTTTAACACCTAACTTTCCTAAGTCGTGATGTAGACAACTAAATATTAATTCTTCTTCGGTGAAATCAATCTTTCCACCTTGCATTACGAACAGGTCTCTCATTTTAAGAGCGTTCTTACATACATTAAAGATGTGGTCTATATACCCACCTATATATGCGTTATGATAGTGTTTTGAGCCAGATGCGGCGGATAATGTAAGGTTAACACCCAATTCTTCTTCGGAATACATATGGAGTAATTTCTCCAATCTTTCTCCTTTGAAATACTTCTTAATTATACCTATAAATCGGTCATAATTTGCTTTTAATTCTTGTTCTGTCTTTTGTTTCATAATTTAGAGTTTAATTGTTTATAATACTCTAATATACGACAAATATTTGACATTACCAAATTTATATTAACTTATTTGTTTTTATTTCTATATGTTCATTTTGTAAAAACCACAATAATGAAAATCGTTCACCATCTAAAATTGGTGTTATTTCGTGGTCTATTCTTACATCAAATATATAGGCATTTCCTATTACCTTATCTAATATTATTTCATTTTGATTGTGTAGTTTAAAATCACCACCCAGAAAGTTATCATTTAATAAAACACCTACTGCATATAATCTATTATCTCTAATATCGTTATGTTTTCCAAACCAATCATCTTTTGTAAATTTATGAAAATGTATTGTTTCTTTAATTTTCTTTATTTTAATATCAGTATTTTCTTCAACAAATTCTTTTAATTTATCAAATAACCATTTAGTATCTAATGAATAATTAATTGGTTGTGAATTATATTTTCTATCATCCATTACCCAATTTGTAATATGGGTGTTGTTATATGATATTATAGATTCACACTCCTCTTTACTAAATAACATTTTTTGTTTTAATATCATATTAACGATGTGTGTGTGGAATCAATGAACTCATATAGATTATGAAATAGATTTGTGTTTTTCCATACTTTATTAAATTCTTTTTTAAACAAATGGTGTTCCGGATGTTCCGTATCCCATATCTGTTTTAATTTGAACTCACCTTCTGAGAATGTTCCCCAATTAGTTATCTTACCAAAAAACACATTTACCTTGTTATCAAAAATAGAATACATTAAATTATAAAATGTTTCCATTTCCATATAGTTTGTATCTTGTACAACAAACGATGTTTTTACATTCATATTTGGTAAGGTACTAATAAACTTTAAATTTTTCATTAAATTTTCCCAATTACCTCCTAATCTTGTTTTGTTTTCGTAAGTGTCTTTAGTACCGGCATCTATACTAATTTCACAAGTATGAACGTATTTGTGAACGTTTGGCATACTATCCCACATTTCTTTATTCCACATACTTGCGTTGGTGTGAAAATGAATGGATTTTAAGTTTGGATATTTTTTAGGATTAAAATTTCTTAAATAATTTCTAAATCCAACGGAAACAAATGGGTCACCTGAACCTGTAATATATAAAGTTTTTACATGTTTTGAATAATAGTTATCAATATCTTCAATTGTTTTTTCAACTCTTTTTATACCTTCACTATTTTCAACAATCAAATCTACTCTACATGATGGACATTTATAATTACAGGTTCTATCAAAATTCATTACCAAATAATTGGGTGTATTATTCTCTACAATCGGATTATTAATATTTAAATTTGATTTTAGTGTAACCGGACCAGATGCCACACCATAGTTTACCAATTTACTTAAATAAGGACAAAGTTCTTTACTACAATACTTAAATGAACCATCTAATATAGAATTTCTAATGTCAATAATTGGTTGACTATTGTAGACATCTTTTAATGGGATTTTGTGAAGTTCCACTTTATTGGGTAACCAAGATGGACAACAAACAAAACACACATTATTATGTATTTCTAATGAATTAAAAGGAACACTACATATGTAATTTTTTAAATCTACCATATTGTATTATTAATGAAACCAAAAATTTAAAGCATATCGTGTTCCTTCCGTTACTGGTTTTATTTCGTGATATTGGTTACCACCATTAAATACAACACCATCACCTTTTTCAAAATTTACAGCTCTATCATTTATATATGTATCCCCACCTACAAATCCATTGGATAATAAAATTATTGATGTTTTATTTCCTACCCCATCCATGTGTCTTCGTAACCACCTACCATCTTTATATTCCGTCATTTGTAACCACATTATTTTATGTTTAGGAAAATCACATTTAACCAACTCATTTATTACCACATTATAAATTTCTTCATTCCACTTTTCTCTACCTAGTGGTTGACTAGGTTGTTGACCCCAAATTAACCAAACAAACCAATTTGTTTTATGTGATTCACTTAATACACATTCATTTTTAATTTTTTCTATTAAAGTATCACAAAAATCATTTGTTAATATGTTTTTATAAATTTCCATATATTATATTAAATTTATTTTTTCAATAATGTGTTTTTTTCCAATCGGCATCACAATCGACCATCTTTCACCATTTGTTATTTCTTTTATTTCATGTAAAGTTCTACAATGATATGCAACTGCTGTTCCAACTTCTTTACTTAATATGATTTCATTATTGTTCTTATCATAACAAATATATTCTCCACCAGTATATTCATCATTTAATTGTATTCCCAAATTCCATCTTCTATCTGGAAAGTTGGGGTTTAAATCTATATGTTTATTAAAAGAGTCACCAACACTATATTGATGTAGTGTACACTTTTTTACCTTATTATCATAATTTATTTTAATATTATTAACATCACTAAACCATTCTAATAATTTATTAAACATCCACTCCGTCTCTGATGAATTTTCTATAACAAATACCCTATATGAAGTATCACATTTGGTGGCTACTAATTTATTACCATCTGTAAAATTATAATTATCTCCAATATTAAAATGTTTACTTAATTCAGTAGGTTGCAATTTTATATATGATTTTATTAAATTACATTCTTCTTCATTAAATAATAGTTGTTGATGAATCATATACTATATTAATTCGTTTCTTTTTTCAAATCTTTTTTCAAAATTTTCCCAAATAAATGATTTTAATTCATCGTTTATTATAATTTTATTTGCTCTTTTTGTAGATTGATTTGTATTTTTTATAATTAATCTTTCACCAAATCTATTTTCAATAAAATCCACAAATTTATCTATTTCTTTAATATCAAACTCATATGTACATTTTTTATTGGATTTAAAAAACTTTTGAGAAATTAGTGATGTCATTATATTTGGTATCTCTTTTAGTGGGTCATAGTTTTCTTTTACTAATTTAAAAAAACATGTTTTATATCCATAACCATGTTGGTCAATCAAATGTAAATGATTTAAAAAGTCAGTATTAAATGTTTTATATATAAATTCATTATCAATATCTTCCCATTTACGAATGGGAGTATATTCAGTATAAATTTCTATTTTATCCCATATAAAATTTAATGCACTTAACCATTTAGATACCCAATCTCTAATAACACAAATACTTTCTTTATTTCCCCACGTTAATAAACATTCGTTTAATGGAGTGTGATAATGTACTGACATCTTACTTGGGTCATACATTTCTAATTTTAGTTTTGAGTTTCTTAATGCCGTTTCAATAGAAAAACTCGCACATTTTGGATTAGAAATCCAAATAAGTTCATTATTAATTAGGTGAGACACTTTATAAGATGGTTTTGGTTTTTTTAAAACCTTTTAAATACTCATCTTCAACTTTTTTCCACTTTCCTAATGGACATGACCCACTTTTATCCAAATATGTATTGGGTGTATATACTTTACCTTCTAATGGACAACCACATTCTCCACACCTGAGAGACCACTTTTTTCCTTTAAATATTTCTTTTTTAGACGGACATTCTAAACAAATTAAAAATCTATCGTCTGCTAATTTTTTTAATTCATTAGAATGTATAAGTTTATTAAACCACGCAACTGATATTTCTTTAAAATCTAATTTCATATTATAATAAAGTTTTTTTAAAACTATTATTTTCTTTTAACCCAACCCAATTTACTAATGTATATCTATTACCTTTTTCAACAGGTGTTACCCTATGTTCTATATTTGACAAAAAAATGATAGTATTTCCTACACCTTTTTCTACTATCATAGGTGAAGCTTCAGATAATTTTATTTCTAAGTTTCCACTTTTGTAATCATCATTTAATTGTATGACTAAAGAACAATATCTATCACATTGTGTAAAATCTTTTCCATTACTATCGGTATGCCATTCAAAATAATCACCAATTTTATATTCGGTAAATTGAAATCGAGTATCGTTATAATCTAAATCAAATCCCTTTACACCAATATTATCATTTATTAATTTAGATATTTTTTCTAATAGAAATGGGAATTTTTCATAGTATGGATAAAACGCCACATTTGATTTTCTATGATTGATTTTATCATAGTTTGATTGATTATTACCTGTGGTTTCTGCAGTGTTTAAGGTTAAATTTTCTAATGAAAACTTTAATACCAAGTCGCATTCTTCTTTTGTAAATAAATTTGGAATTGTTTTATAGGTAAACGACATAACCTTTTATTATTAAGATTAGCTATTTGCAATCACTATTAAATTACCAATACTTGTTAAGGTAGTATTTAATGTGTTGATTTCGGTATTTGTTATAATATTTGCCATTTTATTTTATTTTATTTTTTAGAAAAGTTTATGGACAGTCACTATTGGCGTTTGTACATTCGTAACCTGAACTACATTTTGGTTCGGATTTAGGGCAGTAACCTGAAGGACTATATCCAGAACAACTCGGACAAAAATTGTGATAATTGTGTTCAATTGAAACAAATGATTCGTTATTTGTGGATGTTGTTTTAGTTAAAAATAGGTGTGCATTTTCTACTGAAATAAACCATCCAGAAAATATTTTTTTGGTTTCTATATTTTCTACAACATTTTTTCTAATAAAATCCACTAAACTTTCAGTTGTATCTAATAATAAAACAACATCCCCCATTCTTATATTAAATAATTGTTCAAATTGTATAACATTATCTCTTTCAATTAAATAAGAAGAACCACCCGTGTCTTCCCATGTGCTATTATCATCAAAAGTTAATTTATTTATATACGTTAATATATTAACTCTCTTTTTATTAGTAATTCTATTTGTTGAATAGGTTGTGCCCGATACAAGTGTTTCGTATGTTATTTCAAAATTTGTAAGATAAGATGTATTATCAACACCATTTGGATTTGGTATATCGATTGTTTTAATTAAATCACCAACGTTTAATTCTAATGTGGTTTTGAATGTGCCATCAGCCATTTCTACCATATCCGTATCTAACAATTTAGGTAATCCTTTAGTCCTTGTTGCGGTTAGATAACTATCTCTATATTCCGAATTTAACATATAAGTTACTGAATCATATTCTACATCAGAAAAAGTTATATTTTCATTAAATTTAGTATATTGTCCAATTTGTATTGATTCTAGTGTTGTTGGATACAACATATTCAAACTTCTTATTACTTTTACATGTCCTTCAAAATTATTAGTAGTGTTACAATAATTCTCCATTAACAAATAATCAGATGTTACATTTTCTAAAATTACGTTTAATTCTTCTTGTGTTGATACTTTAAAAAATTTAGGATAAACTTCCTTATCGTAACCAGGATATCTTGATTTTAAAATAAAATTTGGGTGCACTCCATTATCTGGTATAGTTGTAATGTTTGATACTAATTGGTTTGATTCGTTTTTATATGCAAATTGAGAACCAAATGATTGGGATTCAATTAATTTCATAAATTCCACCTTATCTCTACAATAGGTATCATCTACTAATGCGGTTGTGTCATATGCACTTCTGATAATTAATGTTTCGTCATTATCCTCTATGAATGGTATTGTGATGGCAAAACCACCAACAGCGTGAAATTCATATGTAACCGAACTTCCAGAGTAATGTGCTTCTAATGTTTTATGAAAATATGCAATTTCTCCCACATAATGTATAGATGTAAATCCTTTAGTTTCAACAAATTGGTATAAACTTGTTAAATCTAAACAATCTATATCATCTTCTACCTTTTGGGGGCCATCCCAACCTACTGCTGTATTTATTTCGATTGGTTTTAAATTACCATCTTTATCGTACATAAAGTCCGAACCTATTAATACTGTTCTCATATTGTTTTTGTTATTTATATTCCTCTATAAATATAATTATAATCTATTTTAATTCAATATACAATAAATATTTTACATTACCAAATAAAAGGGTTGGGGGGTAGGGGGGAAAGGTCGTTTTTTAAGAAATTTTTAGGATATCCCCTATTGATAGTTATCTCCTCAATTTTCTACTCAAATACCAAAAGGGGAACTTTATACTCCAATAAAGAAATGAACCAACTATACCCACTACAAACACAGGTAACATCATTATAACAACTAATACGTTGCCAATACTATTAAAAATCTTACGTATTTGTTATCTTTCAATGGTTGGACGATTACGAAATAGACGAGTTGCAAAACTACCAGTAGATGCAGCCGTAATATCAGTAGTAATATCATTGATGGCGGCCTCAGTTTGAGCTTGGAAAGGTGGTGTCTTAACTTCGACAATCTCACTTGTTTTAAATACAACAGGTGCAACATCGGAAAGTTTAATAGCCGTTTCAGGAGCAAGAGAACCAACGGCAGCGGATTGATAATTGGAATACGATACCATATCTTTACCTTTCTCTCCGTTATAGAATATGTTTTTGATATTATTAAAATCAATTCTTAATCCTTTGATTCTTTTATTTATCTCCATTAGGTTATTAGCAAGTTTTTCCTTATCAATCGATGCACCCTCCGTAGTAGGAGCTTCTATTTTAAGTTGGTTGATAGAGTAGTCAGCAGAAAGATTTAAATCCCATAACTGCCATTCATCGGCAGGTCTTTTAGTTACATTAGTTAGACAATAATTTAATTGGTCTATTAGTTTGGGGGTTAATACGGAATCACCTTCAAATACCCAGGTTACATCCT